CGTCCATGCATTTTGGATCACGCATCAACGACGGAATCGACAAAATAATGTCTTTGCACGAGTCGAGGACGACTAATTCGCCGTTCTTGATCATGTTGTACATCAAAGATGCCGAACCGATGCGATCCATAGTGCCACGAGTCACTGGCGGTAACCCGAAGTCACGTAAAACTCTTGAGTATTCGTCCGCAGGCGTACGTGCTTCCATCACACGAGAGAATTTTTCGTGCGAGAAGTAAATCGCCTTGACTTTTACTTGCTTTCCGTTCGGCAACCGTGCTCTGCTTGCCAGAATGGACGCTAATTCCTTCATCGTCTTGCCGCCAGTCGTTACGACCTCAGCAAAACACACCGTTTTGAGTCTGTAATCTGCTTTTGTACTCGACCAACGCACTAGCGCCTTCGTAAAGAAGTACGCAGCGTTGGCGTGGCCCATGCCCCAGTCTTGTCCCACCCATACATCTTGGTGATCCTGCCAAATAATGGCGTCTGGGTCTTCACGCAGATTGATAACGTGATACCACGGGTCCCAACAATCGAAGTATTGTCCTTCGACAAGTCCGTCAAGTCCGTACAGCATCTTGTCGCGCTTGGCTTTTGGCAAACTCATCAAGCGTGTGAGAATAGCGGGATCGCGTTTCAGCAGTGCGGCGTTGTCCAACACCGTAGAGCGCTGGCTGGCATAACCCTTCGGGTCATAAATGCATCGCCACTCGCCGCCTTCGGGAATCCACCACGTACCATCTATGTCTTTCTTGGCTTCTTCAGGCTTCATCCATGGTTCCTTCTCTACGAAGATGGTGCGGTAGTATTCGTAGAAGGGACCCAGCGGGTTTGTGCAACCCACGATACAAGGAATTGGGAAGTTGCCGAGTTCATCTGGTTGGCAACTGGCGTTGATTGTGTTTCTGGAGTACAACATCATCCATGCGTCTTGTGAGAACTGTCCTGCCTCATCAACCAAGATGGCTGGGTATGCTTGTCCTAAGTACTGCTCAATGTCTCGATCTTTGTTGTTCTGACAGTGACCGAAGACTACACGGGAACCGTTGGTCAACGTTGCAACGTGCTTAGTCTGGTCGTAGTCGTACAGTTCCGCTGGCATAAACGTCTTGAAATCTGCGATAGCGCCCGACTCCAACTCTTTGAACGTTCGGCGTAGAACTAGAATGTCGCAACGGCTGAACGCCATGCAATAATTCTGAACGAAGTACATTAGCCATCCGCAGGTTTTTCCTGAACGGATACCACCCACGCTGAGGCACTGAGTTGCCGCAGGTTGAACGTACACCTTTGTCATGCCTGAGTGGAATTCATCCCCATGACGTGATACGTTCCTCAGCAGTTCTGTCTGCTTCGGCTGAAACTGAAAAACTTTGTTGAAATCTATCGTGCCGTCTGCAGAGAGGTACGCTGGGCGTGCCTTATCTTCCGTTGCTTCTTTTCTCGGCATCTGAGGTGCCTCTATTTCTGTGGATCAGTTCTTACGTTGAGAACTTCTGCAAACGTAGGACTCTTTGGTGTCTCCTGTTTTACGGCTTGTACTGTAGGTGTGTTCAGCGCTGGAGGTTGTACCAACACAAACTCGACACCTGAGTGCTTCAACGCTGCTAAGTCTGCTTCTGCCGTTGCTGGTTTTCCATGCGTGAATAGCCAGATTGTTTCGGCTACCTTGGCTTTGGCCATTACCATTTTTGAGTCTGCAAGACCTGTCTTGTTGTCAAACCCGACCTCTATGTGCATGCAAGCTATGAGTTCTTCTAAGATAGCCATGTCTTCTGACACGCCATCGGTCTCACGTGCAAGCCTCTTCCGTCTTTTCTGGATGAACTCTGCTGTAGGAATGGGCGGTTTTACTTTCTTCTGAAATCTGCCGAGTGAGTCTTTTTCGACTTTGCGGTACGTCTGCACGCCATCCGCAGTGAGTGGATTTTTCACCACAAGCAAAGAAGTCCCTGCAGGATTTCCTACAGGGGCCTCTGGTTTCTTTTCTGAGTTTTCGTCCACAACTTCTCCCTTACGCCTTCTTTGCAACTGGCGTGAAGACTTTCCTGATGCCGTCAAACAGATAGTCGAGCTTGCTTAGTCCGTACTTCACCAGCATTGCATCAACAGCGGCCTGATACTCCTTGCCTTTGGCTTCGGTAATCTTCGAGAGACGTTGAATCTCCATGGTCGCCTTCAGGAATTCCACTTCGGCTTCCGCTAGGATCAACTTCTCTTCGGCTGTGATGGCGACGATGGCTTTCTTCACTTCTGGCACAACTACTGCCTTGACTTCCTCGGCAACCTTGACAACTTCTGCCTTGGCTTCCTCGGCTACCTTAACGACTTCTGCTTCTGCTGCTTTCAATTCGGTTTCCATTGCTGAGTCTCCTAGATTTGGTTTTTCTTGCTTGTATTTCCTGCGGCGTAAGAGCGTCGTCAAAGTTCGTCTCATGATACGGATCAAACAACGCAGCGAAAATGTCGTGCACTGGTACATTCACAACAACTCTCCAAGGCTCACCACGCCTTCGGCGTTTTTGAGCAAAGAAAAGCGAGGTCTGATGCTTACCACCTCAGGGTATTTAGAGCACAGAAAAGCCCCACTCAGTTAAGAGTGAGGCTTTGGGTCCGTAGTTCATCACCACGGAGATGTAAATAAGAGGAACATTTCCCGTTGCTCTCTGTTGCAACAGTAGGGCTTGAATTACGCGACGGGATACTGCATAGCCCCCATAACCTCGGGTCCAAGGAATTACTGGTCTCTTGCGTCGTAGCGCTTAGCACCTAGCGCGTGAGTAGCCAGCGGGTGAGATTGAGTTGGCCTGGAGCAATCTCGTACTCCTCACGTAATTGCATGTGGGCTTCCGCCGTATGAGGCTGGGTTGTCCAACCTCCACTCCTGCAACCACTATGCACAGACGAGGGAGAATCGCTTCCCAAACTCTGCGACTATCGCTGCCGCCTAATTGGACTTATGCGTGCGAATCTTTTTCGTCATTGTGGGGACGCCCACTCACTACTTACGGGACGTTGCCTTCTTCAGCAGTGCTCATTACTGGATTACTAGCTGACGAAATCTTTGGTGGACAGAGCGAGACTCGAACTCGCAATCGCGGTGCAAGCGCAACGTTTTCCCATTGCTACTACCCGCCCACATTTACTTCTTGAATTCTCTTTTGAATCTTCCGATGTTCCAGTCGCACTTGCAACCGAACTCCATCTCGGCTTCGCATTCTATGCGCACCGTATCGGTGATGAAGGTTGTCTTCTGAAACTCTACCACCAAGGCATCTGCATCGAGTTGGCGTAGCTCCTCGTTCGTCTTGGCGAAGAGTGGTTCGTCTCCGTCTACGTCCATGATCATGGCACTCCTGTGAGGGCACAGGGGGCGTACGCCACCTAAGGCTACCCGACCCCTGTCCCGATGTTGCAGCTTCAAAGTCAGGTTTACGCTCTAAAGGCTACTGAATCTTCTATGGTGCAAACTTGGTACTACGCACAGTGGTGTGCTGTGCAACGGTTCTACAATGAACCAGATACGTAGGTCGGGCGCGTTGTTGAGCGCCCACACTGCTAAGTGCTGAAGACCCAAACTTTTGGCCTCGGCCCATCGCGCCGAAGGAGAACGGCGGGGCCGAGGCATGGTTGGGGAAAGGAACCACCATGAGGTAAAACAAGTATACCATGGCATACCTAGGATGTCAAGGAAAAAATCTACGTTTTCCCATAGGTACAGTAAGTCCTTTGTTTACACCACGGCAAAATAGTGCTTGACTTTTTGGCCGATAGGGTTTATGATAAACATACCCTCCCGGCAATAAACAGCAATACTACGGAAAAAACCATGGTGGAAACCTTGTAGGTGACTGATTCTAATCTACTTATATGTGAAAAAGGTACCCTGAGCATGGTGGCAAGAAGGCACTAAACCTATGAAAACAAAGGTTCAAAGAGACATTACAAGCAAAAAACGCCAGAAAGTAGGCGAGGAGATGGTGGTTTGGGAGCAGAATATAAAGGACTTAGTGGCGCACCCAGAGTGCCCAGAGCATGTGTCCAAGCTGGCTTTCGCCCAGTTCGAGTTACGGAGGTGCCGCGCAGTCATGCAGCGGCTGAACATCGGGGAGAAGCGACAGAGGTTCTGGGCCTCAGGCCGAGTGTTCGGCCACGCACGTGCTCAGTAAAAGTGATCCGATGCTCCTGACACATCGCATAGCACTTTGACTTCTTCGAAGAAAGCTGATACAATCTAAAGATGGCAGAGAACACGCAACAACTGCGCCCACTCGTTTTCAGCGAGTTGAAACCACCGATGAAAATCACGTTGGTGAACGACGGCGTAAGCCTGAAGAAACTTTCAGACTACTTGGAACGAAAAGCACAGGACCCTAGCCCTGCCGTAGGTCTCGATACAGAGACGAACGTAGTGGACGATTTCTGGTTCCGTAGAGTACGCACGATTCAGATTGGAGACAAGGAAGAACAGTTTGTCATCGACTTATTAGCGTGGGCTGGCTCAGAAGAAGTCATCATTGCATCGCAGGGACAGTATGGCGCAACCAACGGTGACATCTATAAACCCGTGATGGATGTGCTGCGTCCTGTGCTGTGTTCCGACAAGTTTCTGAAGATTGGTCAGGGCCTCGGATTCGAGTACTCAGTGTTCAAGTGGAATTTCGGAATGGGAATCTGGCACCTGTATTCTACCGACATGGCAGAGCGTGTGATTCAAGCAGGTACAATCCCACTGAAGAAGATGACGATGTTCAGCATGGCGGCAATCGCTGCACGTCACTTCCAACTCATCATCGACAAAGAGCAGCAGCAGTCTTTCGATTTGAAGTCCCCGCTCACACCTGAGCAAATACAATACG